AACCTGGGCGGCAACACCGCCGCCCGGTTCCTCGCCGCCAACACCGTCCGCGACGAGGCAGCGATGATCCTGGTGGACGCCAACGGCGGTGACCCGTCATGAGCCGGCCCGCCACCCGCCCCGTGCTGGCGATCGAGCAGCCGGTCGAGCTACGCCTGGCCCGCCGGGGCCGGCCCGGCGTCAAGGAGGACGCCAAGCCGTTCGTGCTGCTGGCGTGGTGCACCCCGCAGGGGACCGTCGGTCACGTGCTGACGATCGCCGGCCACGGCACCCCGCACGCCCTGTCGACGTTGCAGTCCGGGGCGATCTTCCCCGGTGTCGCCGTGGACGGCTGGCAGGGCGAGGCGTTCGACTTCGCCGCCGCCGGCCTGTATCCGATCGTGGAGGTGCGGTGATGCCCGGCTACCGCATCCAAGTCGACTACCGGGGCACGATCCACGCCGCCGACCCGGCCACATAGGAGCCCGTAGACGGAGCGCCCTAACCCGGGTTATACTGGACCCTGTTCCCCGATTGAACCTCAGGAGGTTCCGATGTACGAAGACAAGCTGGAATGCCCGGAGTGCACGATCGCCCGGGGCGGGATCACGCAGCAGAAGGCGTGGGACCTGTTCTGGATGAGCACCCGGGACCGCCGGATCACCGGCACCCGCCACGCCCTGGTGGAGCAGGCTGTCGTCCGCAGCTTCACCGTCGGCCGGGCCGACCCCACCGCCGTCGCCAAGCTGGCCTGCGGCCACATCGTCCCCGACTGACGGTCCACATAGGAGCCCGTAGACGCCGACCCTAACCTGGGTTATACTGAGTCCTGTTCCCGCAAGCATCGCCCCCAAGGAGGCCCCCGATGGTCACACTCAAGCTCACCCGCACGGCCGGCATGTTCACGGTCGAGGCCGCCGGCCCGTTCCCCGGCACCCGCATCCACCACGAGTTCGACAGCCTGTGGACGGCCCGGTCGTACGCCGACACGCTCGCCGCCCTGCGCGGCGTCCAGGTCGAGGTCGTCCGGTGAGCGACGCCATGACCGAGGCCCGCGAGGCCCGCAAGGCGAAGCTCATCGCCGCCAGGGCCGACCGGCCCGAGCCGACCGAGATGGTGGTCACCGTCGCCGCCGTCCAGCCCGGCGATTTCCTGCTCCGCATCCCCGCCCAAGGCGGGCTGCGGGCGGTCCTGGTCACCTGCACGGTCCGCACCGCCGCCGACACCGACGAGTGGGGGCAGCGGAACTACCGGGGCCGACTCATCCCCGTCCAGGGCCGGCGCCTGTCGCTGGTCGACGGTCGCAGCGTCAGCCGCCCCGCCGACTTCAAGGCGGTCGTTCGCCGGGTGGTGGCGTCGTGAAGTTCCACACCAGCACCCGGCCCGTCTCCGCGATGGACGTGTCCACCCGGGACGCCGCACGCAACGAGGCTCGCCGCAACGTCCGCGCCCTGACGAACGAGACCCTGGCCCACCACCTCATCATGAGCGCGGAGGGCAGCCGCGACTACGACGCCGTTGACCGGTTCGCCTTGCACTACGTCGCAGCGGTCCGGCTGCGGGTGGCGTCATGATCGCCTGGATCCTGCTGGTGTTGGCCGGCTGGCTGCTGGCCGGGTTCGTGGTGGGCGTCGTGTTCGGCAAGGCTGCCAAGCGGCACGCCGATCTGGCGCCCACCTACCCGCGCTGGGAGGACGACGATGAAACTTCAGCTTGAGTTGCCGCCGGTCGGCGCCACGGTCGTGGAGGGCCGGCGCCGCTACCGGGTCGAGCGCCACGGCTGCGCCACGCTGCTGCCCGAGTCGCACTGCCCGAACGGGCCGTGGGCGATCACCGTCGCCCGCCTGGAACGCTCAGGCAACGTCTGGGCCACCACCGAGTGCCTTCACGGCCTGAGCGTCTCGATCGAGGACCCGAAGGCGGGTTAGGATCCCCGGTGATGCGTACCACCCATGACCTCACCGCCCAACCGATCGCCCTGGACTCGATCACCGAGCACCCCGACAACGCCCGCCGCGGCGACGTGGCATCGATCGCCGCCAGCTTGCAGGCTCACGGCCAGTTCGCCCCGATCGTCGTCCAGCAGTCCACCGGCTACGTCATCAAGGGCAACCACACGACCCGGGCCGCCCGATCGTTGGGCTGGACTCAGCTGGACGCGGTGGTGCTCGACGTGGACGACGACCAGGCCAAGCGGATCATGCTGGCCGATAACCGGACCAGCGACCGGGGCGGCTACGACGAGGCCTCGCTGACGGATCTGCTGGCGTCGTTGGAGGGGGACCTGTCCGGCACCGGCTACGACGACGGCGACTTGGATGCGCGCCTGGCGGAGTTGGCGATCGCTGACACCCAGGGCAAGTCGCGTGACGAGGAACTTGAGGGTTGGGCGGCCAAGGATGCACGGACGATCCTGCTGACGTTCACCGTGGCGGAGCATCAGGAACTGACCGCCATCCTGGACGAGTTGCAGGAGATGTATGACCTGCCCGCCTACAGCGATGTGGTCAAGAAGATGCTGCGGGACGTGCGCGACGGGGTGCCCGAGGACGAGTCGTGATCACGGTCGAGATTCGCCGGCTGGTGCCGGAACCGACATACGAGTGCGAGCCCCGTGACGGCCGGCCGGGGTGCGGGGGACGAGTGCTTGTCTCGCACGTCTACTGCCCGGCCTGCAAGATTCCCTGCCGACGGCCGCTAGCGCCGCTCCCCGACGACGAGAGCCGGGTCCTCCGGGCAACGGACGGGCCGGTGAGGATTGTCGACGCCGACACCGGGGCGCCGCTCGCTCTGCTCGACACCGTGTCGCCGGCTGCGGCCGGTTTCGTCGCGACGGTCGCCCGGGACTACGCCGGCCGGAACACGTCTGGCCGGCCCCGCATGTCGGGGCTGGGCGACCGGCAGGCGATGTTCGGGACCCTGGCGCCGCAGCCGATCCGTCAGCGGTACGGCTGCAGCCGGTCGCAGATCAGCCGGGAGACGGACACGGGAACGTGGGTTCAGATCGCCGCCGAATGCCACGCCAAGCTCGCCGCCGCGTTCCCCGAGGTGGCTGAGGCGAACGTCCAAGCGGCAGCGGAGGTGGCGGACTGCTGGAAGTACGAGGGGACCGGCTGGACGTCCGGTGTCCTCAACCTCACCCAAGTCCTCCCGTACCACCTGGACGCAGGGAACCTGCCCGGGTCGTGGTCTGCGATGATCGGCGCACGCTCAGGCGTCGCCGGCGGCGACCTGTACCTGCCGGAGTACGGCGTGTGGTTGGGCGTCGGGAACCGTTCGCTGCTGTGCTTCCCCGGCGCCGACATCAGCCACGGCGTCACCCCGATCGTCGTGCCCCGTGGCGGGTGGCGGGTGACGGCGGTGTTCTACGGGCTCCGCAAGTGCCGGGAATGCGCCGACTCCCACGAGGCCGAGTTGGCCCGCTCCCAGGCGCGGGCGACCGCCGGCAACCGGGCTGTCGCCGCCGGGACGTCCGGCAGCCAAACCAAGCTCGACAACTGGCGTGACCGTGGAAACCCCATCCTCGGTGGCGCCTCATCTCAGGAGGCGAAACCGGAACCCGCCCCCGCACCCGCACCCAAGACGGAGCAGGAACGGCTGGATGACCTGGTGGAGTTCTCCCGGATCATGCTGGCGGCGAACGACCTGGAACCGTGGGCGGAACTGCTCCACCAGCTGTACCTCGACGGCGACGGGATGCTCACGACCGACGAGGCCCTGTGGATCGTGAAGCTGTACAACGCCTACGACTCACTGGGATCGGCGTGGCAGGTGTTCAACCGCTGGCGATCCCCCGAGGCGTGGGCCGCCGCCGACGACCGGGAAGACGCCGCCCGGTACGAGTGCACGCAGGAACGACGCAACCTCCGGGGCGGCCGGGTCCTCAAGCACCTCGATCACTACAGCCGCCTGATCCGGTCCGCCGGCGGGCAGGAGGCGTGGCTGAAGCAGGGGATCCGGGTGGGCCGCCCCCGGGCGGACTGGCTGGTGCTGTGCAACCACCTCCGCACCTGCTGGGGGACCGGCCGCCAGTCGGCGTTTGAGTGGGCCGAGTTCCTGCAGAAGGTGCTCCGCTGGCCGATCGAAGCCCCGTCAGCGATGCTGTGGGAATCGGAAGGGCCGCGACGGTCGATCCAACGCCTGTACGGGCTGGACCCCAAAACCGTGAAGCCCTCCGAGCTCGACACCGCCGCCACCGCCTGCAAGCTGTACCTCGCCCGCAACGGGGTGGACGTGCCGTGGGAGGATTTCGAGACGCTGATCTGCGACTTCAACGTGGGCCGGGACGGGCGTTATTACGTGGGCCGGCACCTGGCAGCGTTGCGCGAGGAGATCGACCAGGCCCCCGACAACGCAGCCCTCGACGCGGCGTGGTGGGCGATCGTCCCTGAGCCGTGGTGCCGGATCGCCCCTGGCATCGACAAGACCAAGCTGCCTGTCTACCGCGACACCGGCCGCTGGATCGGAGAACCATGAGCCGCCTGGTCGAGGAAACCGGCCCCCGCCAAATCCATCGGGTGTTGGGCGGCTACGTCGCCTCCTGCCACGACTGCCGGCGGGTGTCAACGTTCGACTCCTTGGCTGACGCCCGCGACGCCAACGACGACCACGCCGGCCGCTGCCCCCACGGCGTCCAGCAGTGAACGGCCGCTGTCGGGCGTGCGGTCAGCAGATCGAGTGGGCGCTGACCACGAACGCCAAACGCATCCCCCTGGACGTGACCACCTCGGACCGGGGCAACATCAAGCTGACCGACGGGGTGGCTGTAGTCGTCCCTCCCGGCATCGGGGATCGAGTCAGCCACTTCGCCACCTGTACGGCGGCCGCAAGCTTCCGACGCAAATGAGGCACCAATGAGCGCATCCGACGACTACCCGAACCTCGCCAACCTGGCCCGCCGCCGGGCCGGCGACGACGACACCACCACGATCCTCGTCCACCCGTTCCAAGAGCAGTCCGCCGAAGCCCTGGACGAACTGGACCGGCTGCGCCGCTGGAAGCAGGAGGCCATCACCGTCCTGGGTGGCTGGGAGGAATGCTGGATCGCCGCCGGTTCCCCCGGCCCGCTGGGCGAGTCCCGCGCGGTCAACACCCGCGACAGGATCGCCGCCCTACAGGCCGAGGTGCAGCGGCTGCGGATCATCGCCTCCACGATCCGGGTCTGCACCCGCTGATGGAAGCCGCCACCGCCGCCAGGGTTATGAACCGGTACGCCCGCGCTCACGCCGGTGGGGCGTTCGCCTCCCCAACCGCCGCCGAACTGGCCGACACCCCGATGATCGTGGATGGCGGGACGGTCGCCGCTATCCGCCGGGTCCCCACCCGCGCCACCCGCAACGACTGGACTGGCACCGGCTACTGGCTGCCCCCCGGAGCCACCGAGGCCACGTTCGTCGCCCACGACCCCACCCAAGGCTGCCCGTCCCCGCAGCTGGCGACGGTGGACGTGGTGAACGCGTACGCCGACGACCCGGACGTGTCGAGCTTCCTCACCGCCCACGGATACGTGCGCTACGCCACCCGCATCACCTCCGCCAGCGAGATCATCACGGTCTGGACGACGAAGGGTCTGCTGCCACCCCGACGCGAACAGCCGGCCGATCTGCCCACCGCCGCCACCATCCCGCAGCTGGTACATCCGCAACTGCTGGGGGAGATGCGCGACGAACTGGCAGCCCTATCCGAGTGGCACGACGACTACCCGTACTACTCAGACGGCACCTGGGGTGCGGTGAACCTGCGGGGCTACAACCCGGCCGACCCGCTTTGGGGTGTCAAACCGGCCGAGATGCCCCGCAAGTGGCAACGAGAACACCCCCTCGCCGTCCACTACGAGTGCGACTGGACGACCATCACCGACCGGCTACCGGCGATGCGAGGCGTCACCGAGTGGCTGGCGCACGACCTGGGCGCCGACGAACTCCAACGCGTCCGACTGATGCGGATGGCCGGCAAGCCAGGCGGCGGCAAACTCGCCCGCCACAGCGACGTCACCGACCGCCAAGCCGGCACCCGTGACGGGCAGGTCGCCCGCTTCCACATCCCACTCGTCACCCACCCGAACGTGACGATGAGCGTCTGGGAGTTGAACGGAACCCACCGCCAAGTCCACCTCGCCCCCGGGACCGTCTGGTACCTCGATCAACGCAAGCCGCACGCCGTCACCAACCCCACCGACACCGACCGCATCCACCTGGTCGTGGACGTGATCTGCAACCCGTCCGTCCGCCACCACCTCGAGAGACTGGAACTGCCAGCATGAGCGACGCCACCGCTGACGCGTACGAGTACACGCCCCACCCGATGCGCAAGTACGAACTGTCGTGGCGCGACGGGAACGACACCACCGTCACCCTCACGTTCCGGGCGCTGGGCGACGACGCCGCCCGCGCCTACGTCCAAGCCACCATCCAGCAGCTGGTGGACGGCAACTGGTCGCTGACCGAACCGACCACCCGCCAGATCGCCCAGCCGCTGTGAACGAGCGCACCGGCGTCGGGTTCCTGTCGACCCGGCAACGCACCATTGTCCTCACGTTCGACACCGTGAAAGCCGCCGAACGCTGGGACGCCCTCCCCGCCGACGACGTGAAAGAACTGCTCGCCGCCCTGTCGGAGCTTGTCGTGCGGGACGCAGCTGAATGACCGCCCACCTGGTGTACGTGATCGGCGCCCCCGGGTCCGGCAAGACCACCCTCGTCAACGGCACCCTAGATCTACTGGGCGAAGGCGACGCCCGCACCCAACCGATCCCCCACACCCGCTACGGCGACATCTGGTACCTAGGCAAACGCCGCCCACAGTTCGGTGGAACCGACGCCCTCTCCATGAGCATCCAACCCCGAGTCGTGGAATGGCTGGCCGGGATGACCCAAGCCCACGCCGAACACCCACGAATCCTGCTAGCCGAAGGCGACCGCCTCGCCAACGCCAAATTCTTCGACACCGTACGAGCCTGCGGCCACCGCCTCACCATCATCCACCTGGTACTCGACCCCACAGAATGCAGGACCCGAGCGAACCGGCGAGCCCAACAGCAGGGAACCGAACCCCAACCCGCCACCTGGTGGAAGGGCCGACTCACCAAAGTCACCAACCTCGCCAACAGCCGCCGAACCCTCAACTACGACGCCACCCAACCACCCCACCAACTCACCGTAAACCTCCACAACCTCATCACCCAACAACACCAGCACCCCAACCCGTAAACCAACAGGTCTAACCTCCCACCATGCCCCCCCGCATCCGACCCGCCGCCGCAGCCACCCGCCGCAAGACCTTCCTCTCCCGCCCCACCGTCACCGCCATCGTCCCCGGCGACCAAACCCCCGGACGGAACGTCACCGTCGGGGACTTCATCGTGGAACAGATCCGGGCCGGCGTGGATCCGATGTATGCGGCAGGCACCGTCGGCGTCACCACCCAGGAGTTCCAGGCGTGGATGAGGGAGGGAACAGTCGTGTTCAGCCGCCTGAACGCAGGGGCGGACTGGTCGAGGGACTTCACCCCCGAACAGCAGGACTGCGCCGTGTTCGCTGACTCGGCGTTGCGGGCCGTGTCCCAGCATGTCGCCCGCCTCGCCATCCAAGCCGAGCAGCTGGCGAGGGGCGGGCTGACGGCGACGGATGTGCGGACGGAGACGGATGCCGCCGGCCGGGTGTTGAAGCGGACGGAGACGGAACGGAAGCTGTTGCCGGACGCCGACATGATCCGCTGGAAGTTGGAGCGGCTCGCCCCGGCGGTGTACGGGAACAAGGCGCAACTGAACCTGACGGTGACGGATCTGACCGACACCGATGACGAGGCGGACGTGATGCAGAAGCGGATGATGGAGATCGCGCAGTCGTTGGCGATCGAGGCGACCGGGAGCGACGCATGATCCGCTGTCGACTTGGCTCCCGCCCACCCGCGCCGTGCTGGGACGACCTCTGCCACTCCGGCTGCGAAACCCTGTGTGGCATCCCTGAGGAATGGCTCTACCAGGACGACGACGACGAGTGGGCTGCCGACGACGAACAGGGCGCGCCGTGATCCGGGTCGTGCGGTATCGGCGCCGGCCGGAAGCCCTGTGCGGGGCCGACTGTGATCGTCGGGTGACGCATCGGGTCGAGGTTGACGGGGAGATGGCAGCGAGGGGCTGCGAGTGGCACGCGCACGTGATCGGGCGGCGGTGGCGCAAGGCACGCGAGTTCGTTGACGCTGCGACGGTCCAGCCCACCCCGGCCGGGCCGGTGACGATCGGCACGGACGGCAAGGTGTCCGGGTACCTGAATCATCCGGTGCACCAGCCGTGATCGAGCTAGCGGGCACCCCGGGGTTGGCGCCGCCCCCGTCGTACAGCAGCACCGAGCCGTTCGCCTTCCGAGCTCCACGCCCGCTGATCGCCTGGATGCGTGAGCGGGCAGCGGCGGACGGGATCACCCCGTCGGCGTTCGTCATGGCCCTGGTTCGCCGGGAACGGGACTACCCCGAGTTGCCGGCGGACTGCCGGGCCTGGTTGGAGATCCAGGCGGCTGCGGCCGGCTACCCGCACGAACCGGAACGGGCACTGGTGGCGGTGATCCGGGAGTTGGCGGATCGTCACCCGCTCGGCGTCAGGCCCCCACGGTGACGACGTTGGACCCGGCTGACGAGGCCGTCTACGCCGAGGCGTTCCGGTTGGCCGCCGCGGTCCACGACTTCCTCAACCGGATGTCGACGCAGCGGGTGATCGACGCCGGCCTGCTCGACCGGGACGTGGTTGATGAGCTTGTGCGGGCGAACGACCGCATGTTCCTCGCCCGCACGGACCGGATCAGCCGCGCCCGGAGGCCCAAGTGATCTGGTGGCAGGCGCTGCTCGACGCGATCGAGGCGTGGTGGTCGAGGACCGTTGACCGCTGGATCGGCCGCCCGTGACGCTGCTCAGGGACCCGGCCACCCTGTCCCCGATCGAGTCGTGGCTCGCCGCCCTCCCCCCTGAGGTGCCCCGGGGTGAGGCGATCCGCCGGCTGCTGGGGTCGATGACCGCCGCCGAACGTGCCGCCGCCGGCTACAAGTGGAACGCCATGTGGGCCCGCCCCGCGCAGCGGCTACCGGACGGCGAGTGGGACACCTGGTTCATCCGGGCCGGGCGCGGGTTCGGCAAGACCCGCTCAGGATCGGAGGCTGTCCGCAAGCTCGTCAACGACGGCCGCGCCCGCTACGTGACGATCATCGGCCCCACCGCGTCGGATGCCCGTGACGTGATGATCGAAGGCCCCGAGTCCGGTCTGCTTGCCGTGCACCCGCCCGACACCCGCCCCGTCTACAAGTCCTCCAACCGCACCATCGAGTGGCCCAACGGGGCGATCGGGCATGTGCGGTCGGCGGAGGAACCCGACGGTGTGCGCGGCTTGAACTCGGATCTGGTGTGGGGTGACGAGCCGGCGTCGTGGAAGACGGGGGCCGCTGCGTGGGACAACGCGATGCTCGGCAACCGGCTCGGCCGCCCGCACTCGATCCTCACCGGGACCCCGCGTCCGGTCACCTGGTTGCGTGAGTTGGAGAAGGACCCGGGCACCCGGCTGGCGGTCGGATCCACCTACGAGAACCGGGGGAACCTGGCACCAGAGTTCGTCAAGCTCATCATCGGCCGCTACGAGGGCACCCGCACCGGCCGCCAGGAGCTCCACGCCGAGTACCTGGAAGACGTTGAGGGTGCGTTGTGGACGATGGTGACGATCGAGGCTGTGCGCCTGTTGGGGTTCAACCGGACCGACCCGTGGGCGTCGCTGACCGCTCAGGTGCCCCGGATGCGGGCGGCGCTCGGCTTGGGGCCGTCGCCGGTCCGGGCGGATCATCGGGCGTGGCGGACGGTGGTGGGGGTTGACCCGCCGGCGGAGACAGCGGAGTGCGGGATCATCGTCGTCACCGGCCCCGTCAACGCACGGACCGGCACCGATCACGTCGTGGTCCTGGACGACATGAGCGTTGCCGGTCCGCCGGAGGTGTGGGGGGCGCAGGTCGCCGCGGCGGTCGCCAAGTGGGGTGCGGAGTGCGCGGTGGTGGAGGCGAACCAGGGTGGCGACATGACCCGTTCCACGATCCACGTCGCAGACCCGAACGTGACGGTGCGGAAGGTGCGGGCGGTCGACTCCAAGGCGGACAGGGCGGACCCGGTGTCGGTGCAGTACGCCAAGGCCGCCATCCACCACGCCGGCTACTTCGCAGCGTTGGAGACTCAGTTGACGACGTGGGTGCCTACCGAGTCGAAATCCCCGGACCGCCTGGACGCCCTGGTGCATGCCGTCACGGAGATCATGCCGCCGTTGCCGATCCCCCAGGCGGGTTATGCGTCGACGGTTCGGGACCGTGGACTGCGTGTGCTCCCCGGGCAGCGGCCCTAACGGGGCTAGGGTCGCCTCATGAGCGCACCCAATCCGATCCCCCGCCGCCCTCGCCCATCTCGCCCACCGGCCGGCCGTGACCGGCTCGCCTTCCGTGTGGATGCCGCCGGCAAGTGGCGGTGGCAGTTGAAGTCGAGTAACGGCAAGGTGATTGACGCCTCGTCTCAGGGGTTCACCCGCAAGTGGAGCGCCCGCCGCAACGCGCTGGTGACGACCGGGCGCCTGCTGGCCGCCCTGATCGACTGATGGCGATCGAGCGCGGCCGGCAGTACCGGCTGGATGAGGTGATCGGCTGGTCGGTCGACAAGGCGGACGCCCGCCAGTGCGACGACCCGGCCCGCACCGTGGCGTTCACGGTCGACGCCGACGGGACACTGACGATCATGGAGCAGTGCGACGACTACTTCGGGATTGACCTGACGCCGGGCGAACTGGATCTGCTGATCGCTTGGCTGGTCGAGGCCCGGGGGATGCTGCCGTGAACGCCTGGCTGCTGACGGTGTTGACGGTGGGGACGGTCCTGCGGTTCACCCGGCTGATCAACAAGGACACGATCTTGGAGCCGGCCCGGGACTACGTGGCCGCCCGGGCCGCCGCGTCGGAGGCACGCCGCCTCGACAGTGGCTGGTCGCAGCCGGACCCGGACAAGCCGACCCGCTGGTTGGCGCCCGAGGGGCTGTCGGGGCTCGCCTTGTTCTTCCGGCGGAAGTGGACCGGGTTCTGGCCGTGGCTGGATGACCTGATCGGCTGCCCTTGGTGCGTCAGCGTCTACGTTGCGGTGCCGGCCGCGTTCGTCGTCGTCTGGTTCGGGGACAACCGGGCTGTCATCGCCGGGCTGCTCGCCTGCACGGCTAGCTGGGTGGCGGGGTTCGTCACCGCCCACACGGAGGAATCATGATCGCCGTCGCCGCCCTACTCGCCGGGCTCGCCATCGGGTTCCTGCTGGGGTTCGGGGGGACGTGCCGCGCCGCCGCCCGCGCCATCAACAACGGGAATGTTCGCATCACGTGCCTTGACCGGTCACCGTCCGGCGAGCGGTGCTGTCGGGCCCGCACCCCGCATGAGCGGCACGTCGGATCGTCCGGCGCCGTCTGGCGTGCCCCGCGGGAGCCGTGATGGATCGTTGCGACGCCGGCCCGACCTGCCCGCACTTCGCCGGGTTCTACCCGGTCGGGGATCACGGCTGGTTCCACCGGCGCCGGCCGGGCTGCCCTGAGCGTCACCCGATCGTCGTGCCTGACCGGGCCGGCCAACTCACGTTCGCCTGGGAGGCGCCATGACCCGCACCTTGTACGACTGGACGCTGACCTCGCAGGAGCATCCCCGCATCAAGCTCGACGGGATCCGTGATCTGCTCGACGGCATCGGGGCGTTCGCCTCGTCGGCCGGGGAGACGTCGGTAGCGGACGGTCAGCTAGTCGAGCACGACGCCCGCCTGTCGGTGTTGTACGACGATTCTCGCCGGCTACTCGTCGCTGTCGCCGTCGACCGGCACGGGCTCACGTCGTGGTGGACGGCCCCGGTTCCGGTGTTGAACTGACGGATCGGGGTACTGTCCGCCCCGTGGAACGCCGTGAAGGCCGCAAGTGGGGTGGCCGGAAGTGGGGCGCCCGCCTGGGAGGGAAGATGGGTCTGTTGCTGTGGATCGCTGCGGTGATCCTGGTGATTGCGGGGATCGTGTCGCTGTTGCGTGGGGCGCTTGTGATGGGGATCGTCCTGATCGTGCTCGGTCTGCTGGTCGGGCCGGGTGGCGTCTCGCTGTTCACGTAGTGGCCGACGACCCGGACCGTCTCGCCGCCCAGGCTCGTCGGGAGGCGAGACGGAACCTGCGGTTGGCGTGGGCGTGGTCGCTGGTCCTCATCCCGCCGGGGGTGGTCTTGTACTTCACGGTCAACCTCGCCACGTTCACTGCCGTCACCGTTCTCGCCACCTGGATCTTGTCGGTGGTCACCCTGTCGATCACTCAGGCGTCAGTCGCCAAGTCGGCCGAGGCGAAGGCCGCCAGCTACGAGAACCCGTGACCGTCGACCACGCTCGCCTAGCCTGACGGTCGTGAGTCGAGGGAACCGGGCCCGGGAACGTCAACCCGTCGTCATGCCGCCGCCGATGTCGAACGGCCTGGTGGCGGCTGCGGCCCGGATGACGTCACGGTCGGCTACTGATGGGGGGCCGCGGCCGAGGGCGATGCCGACGGCGGAGTGGCAGCGTCGGGCGTGGGACATGTACCGGTCGAACGGGGAGCTCCGGTTCGGTGTCGGGTGGTTGTCGGCGGCGATGAGTCGGGTGAACCTGATCCCGGCCAAGCCACCGCAGAACGCCGGCGACGAACCGCAGCCGCTCGATATCGGGACCGCCGAGGCGCCGGGGGCGGATTGGGATTTGCGGGAAGCGGCGCAGCTGGTGGTCGATATCGCCGGGGGCCCGGTCGGTCAGGGGCAGCTGTTGGCGGGGGTGACGGTCCACATGATGGTGCCGGGGCTCTGCTACATCCTGGCGACGGTGGACGAATCCACCGACACGTTCTCCACGTGGTCTGTTCTGTCGCAGGATGAGGTGCGCGCCCAGCAGGGTGCGACGTCAGCGACGGGTGAGCCTGTGTTTGAGCGGCAGGTCGGCCCGGACGAGTGGCAGACGATCCCTGACGCCGACATCCTCATCAAGGTGTGGCGGCAGGACCGGCAGTACAGCTGGCTGCCGGATTCCCCGGTGCGGTCGGTGTTGGATTCGTTGGACGAAATCAAGCTGTGCACCGACCACATCCACGCCACAGGCCAGCAGCGGCTGACCGGGGCTGGGCTGTTGATCATCCCGTCGGAGGTGCAGTTCCCGCCGCCGCCACCGTTGCCGGATGGGTCGCTGGACCCGCGTTCGCCGTTGGAGGGGTTCGTTGACAGCCTGATTGACGTGGCGGAGGTCGCCCGCCAGGATCAGTCGTCGGCTGCCGCCCGCATCCCCATCCCGATCACGGTGCCCGGCGAGTGGGCTGACGGGGTGCGTCACGTCACGTTCGGCACCCCGTTCGACACGATGGTCCTCGACATCCGTGCGTCCGCCATCCGCCGGTTCGCGCTGGGGGTCGAGTTGCCGCCTGAGGTTGTGATGGGGATGGGCGACGTCAACCACTGGGGTGCCCGCCAGATCGAGGAAGCGGCGATCACCCTGCAGATCGAGCCGATGGCGGAACTGCCGTGCCATGCGCTGACGATCGGCTATCTCAAGCCGGCGTTGCAGGCGTTGGGGCGGGACCCGGATGAGATCATCGTCTGGTACGACACGTCCGACTTGCGGGCTCGCCCGGACAGGACGCCGGCGGCGACTGACGCCTACCGGATGCGTGCCCTGAGTCGGGCCGCCTATCTGCGGGAGACGGGCCTGTCCGAGGAGGACGCCCCCGACGACGACGAGTGGGAGCGGCGGGTCCTTGAGGACATCGCCGTCGCCAACGGTGCGCTCGCCCCGCAGGCGCTTCGTCTGCTCGGCATCGAGGTCGAGGACCCGGCCCCCGCCGTCGTCGCCCCACCGGTCGAGGATGAGGCGGAGTCCGACGAGGATGACGCTCCGCCGGTCGGGGACGCCCCGCCCAGGGATACGCCCCCGGACGACGGTGACGCCCCGGAGACGCAACAGGCCGCTGCGCTGTTGGCGGCATGCGACGGGCTGGTGGTGCGCGCTTTGGAGAAGGCCGGCGCCCGCCTCAGGTCCGCTGCCGGCAAGGGCCAGGCGGGGGGCGCTGCGTCGGTGGCGTGCCCGGATCCGGCCCTGTTCCACACGCAGGTCGACGCGACCCGGGCGGGGGTTGCCCTCGACACGCTGCTGGCCGGGTCGTGGGATCGGGCCCGCCTGGTCGCGGGCCGGTTCGGGCTTGCCCCGGACGAACTGACCGACGTGCTCAACACGTACGCCCGAGCCCTGATCGCGACCGGCCATGCCCACGATTACGACAGGTTGGCTGACGCTCTAGACGGGCTGCACGCGACCGTCGGCTAGTCTCCCCGATCGTGGACGACTGCATCGAGCACCCCGGGCACCGCAACGCCAACGGCTACGGCCAGCAGTGGTGGCGGGGGCAGATGAGGCTGGCCCACCGGGTGGCGTGGGAGAAGGCCAACGGCCCGATCCCCGACGGCATGTGCGTGCTGCACCGCTGCGACAACCCGCCGTGCGTCAACGTCGCCCATTTATGGCTGGGGACCCGCGCCGACAACAACGCCGACATGCGGGCCAAGGGGCGGTGGCGGGCGGGGGATCACCGGGGCGAACGCAACGCCAATGCCAAGCTGACGGCCGTGCAGGTCGCCGCGATTCGAGCGCAGCTGGGCGAGCGGAGCCACCGCAGCCTGGCGGACGAGTACGGGGTCTCACGCGCCCTCGTCGGGCTGATAGCGAACCGGCATGTCTGGTGACCGACTTGCCGACGCTCTCGACGGACTACACGCCGCCGTCTGACCCGCACCAGCTGATCGAGTGGCTGGGCGAGCGCACCGAGGAGTTCGCCGCTGAGTGCGGTCGGGTGATGCGGCAGGTGATGCAGGCCGGCGTTGACGCCTACATCGGGTCGCTGACGTCGTTGGCCGCGGCGGGGGATCCGGGGATGTTCGCTGAGGGGTCGGCCAAGTGGGACAAGTTCGCTGACCAGGCCGTCGCCAAGCATGTCGGCGGCATGTATCTCGCCGGGGCGCAGTCCGCCTACACGGGGGCCGCCACCGCGCACACGATGATCCCGGCGAACGTGACGGAACCGTGGGTGGTGCAGGTCAACGACCAGGCGACCGCCTACATGAACAAGGCGAAGAACCGGGTGAAGGGTGTCGGGCAGGCGGACTGGATGAAGCTGCGGGGCGCCGTCAACCGGGGCTTGAAGCAGGGGTGGGATGGGGAGCGGCTGATCCGTGAGTTGCAGAAGCAGGTCGACATGTCCGAGTTCCGGGCGGACACGATCGGCCGCACCGAGACGGTCGGCGCCTACGTCAACGGGGATCATCTGGGCGCCGCCGCCCTAGGCCAGTACGGGCCGGTGGAGCACGTGTGGATCGCTGCGATCGACAAGCGGACCCGACCGGACCACGCCTCCGCTTCCAGCCAGTGCGTCAAGTTCTCGGAGCCGTTCATCGTCGGTGGGGTGACGATGATGCACCCGCACGACGGGTCGGCGCCGGCCGAGCAGATCGTCAACTGCCGTTGCGTCGAGCAACACCTGTATGAGGGGGATCGCCGGCCGGACGGGTCGACGGTCGAGGCCCCGGCCGTCGTCGCCCCGCCGCCGCCGCCGGAGTGGGAGCCGCCCCCGTTCACCGGCGGCCACCTACAGCGCGCCGCCACCCAACCGGCCCTCGTTCAGCAAGGCGCCCATTCGAAGTGGGTGGTGACCGACAGCAACGGGACCGAGTACCTGTTCAAGCCGCAGGAACCGTGGGTGGCGCACGGTGAGGTGTTCTCCAACACGATCGCCCGCCGCGCCGGGATGGATCTGCCGGAGATGTGGGTCCACGAGTTGGACGGCAAGATCGGCACGTTGCAGCGGATGGTGCCCAACGCCAGGTCGGGGTTCCCCGGGTCGCAGCACTCGTTCGACCCGCTCAAGCTCACCAAGGCGGACCTCGACACCCTGCAGGAGCACCGGGTCCTTGACTGGCTGATCGGGAACCACGACGCCCACGCCGGCCAGTTTGTCCGGCAGGGCTACGCCTCGTCCGGCGGGAAGCTCACCGGGATCGACAAGGGCCAGGCGTTCAAGTACTGGGGGAAGTCCGAGAAACTCGACTGGAAGTTCCACCCGAACAGCGTTTACGGGGAGGCGAACCCGGTCCACAACCTGGTGGAGCGCGCCTACGCCGAAGGGAAGCTCGACCACTTCACCCGGGTCACCAAGACCGCCGACAACCACCTGACGCAGCTGCTCAAGCGGTTCCAGGGGATCGATGACGACGAGTACCGGGCGATGCTGCGCCCGTACGCCAAGGGCCGCTACGCCGGCAAGGCAGACGACATCGAAGCGTTCCTCGACTCGCAGGTCGCCCGCAAGAACGGGTTGCTGGACGACTTCGCCAAGTACCACCAGCGGCTGGAAGCGGACCGCATCAAGGCGCTCCCCAAGCCGCCACCGGCCCCCAAGGCGCCGCCCGGCGGCCCCGGCGGCCCCAAGGGGATGACCGGGGCGATGCCGTCCAAGTCGGAGCGTGCGTTCATGGAGCTCCACGATTCCCCGTACAAGCCGGGGCAGTCGGTGACCGCCATCAAGCAGTACACGGGCAGCAGCTACTCGGAGATCAACCGGTACCTGCGCGGCAAGGGGCTGTCGGACACCGGCCGGCAGTTGGCGAACAAGATGGACGAGCAGTTCAAGGGGCGGGTCCTCAAGTCGGACATGATCATCCACCGCCGCACCACGATCCACGGGATCGACCCGACGACTCTGCAGGGGACGGTCCTGGTGGATCACGGGTACGTGTCGACGGCTGCGGGTGGGCCGGCGTTCTCCGGTGAGATCACGATGAACATCCGGGCGAACGCCGGCACCCCGGCGATGTGGGTGCAGGACATCTCGCTCCACCCGCACGAACGTGAGGTGATCCTGGGGCGCGGGGCACATTTCTATGTGCACGCGGTCCGCAAGACCGGCTACGGCTGGGAGATGGACGTGGAAGTCGTGGGCGAGAACTGGGTGAAGCAGGCTGGCGTCAAGCTCGTCAACCCAGCCAAGCCCTAACCCGGGTATGGTTGGAGCCATGAGCGACACACCTATCAACAAGAACGATCCGCCCGACGAGTACCTGTTCCCCGATCCACCGGGCACGATCCTGTACGCGGCGGTGAACGACGCGGGCCGGTTCGCCGGCTACGTGTGGGTGTCGGCCGACGGCACCGCCGTCCCCCGGGCGGGGATCGTCCTGACCAGCCCACCTTCGGCGGCGATGCAGGACGCCTTGGGTGAGACGAGTCTGGCGTTCTCCCGGGGCCACGCCGACACCGATGCCGGGGAATGGCTGGCTTGGTTGGCGGAGACGCACTCCGGGATGAACGGGGTGATGGTCGACGGTGAGGTGTCGACGGCGAGGAACCTCGACGCGGTGCGTCGTGCGGCAGGATGGGTGTCATGAGACGCATCGGGATCCTGTTCATGGCCGTCGCCGCGGCGGTCACGTTCGCCGGCTGCCGTGCCCCTGACCTTGACGGTCACACGTCGTTCGACGCTCCGGCCGCTCGCGTCAGCGGCGGGATCACCGTCTCCAACTGACCGCCGAGGCCCATCCGGAGCCCAGAAATGCTGATCTGCCATCCTTGAGGGATGAAGCGGACTCGTCTAGGTTCTCGTCTCGCCGTGTCGGCGCTGCTGACGGCGGGGGTTGGTATCGCCGCAACGACCACCCCTGCCTCAGCGGCGTGGCCGGCCCCCACCACGTCGTGCACAACGTGGGCGTCGCAGCCGTGGGGATCGACCGGCTACAAGGCTGTGGCGGCGTGCGGCCACTACCGGTGGGGTGACAGCCGCTCGATCGTCGCCTTCCAGGATTGCCGGATAGGGGTGACCAGGGTTGTCCGTCAGTACGGCGAACCGGTCAAGGTCTACTCAGGCGCCCGGTCTGCGACTGAGGTGTGCGAACGTCCGGTGCAGCGGGGAGCGTTCTTCATCCCGGGTTGAGTCCCTCCGAACGGGCGAACCGCCGTTCATAGAGTCGCCGCTCAAGCACGCCCCCCGGCCCGGAGTCCGCCCGAGCCGGGGGGCGTTGCGCGTACCCTGTCAGGTATGCGCTTGCAGATCGTGGACGATCAGCCGGTCACGGCCGCGGCCGCCGTTGACGAGGAGGCCCCTCCCGTTGACGAGGAGGCACCCGACGAGGCGCAGCCAGACGAAGCCCCCGCCGCCACCACGAATCGCTTCCGGGCGTTGATGACGGTGGAGGACGAGTGGTCCGGGGATCGGCGCCAGTTCGCCGC